GTGTAACACCAGCGCTTCCATTCGTTGGTTGGGTCATCTTCGCAGTAGCACCAAAGGTCGTAGAACCAGCTGGCCGTTCCATCCGGGGTGGAAATGAATAGTGCCCAGCCTTGTTTGTCTGCGAGGGCGGGTCGAATGACTTCGAACCAGACCTCGGCGTCCATGAATGCGGCTTCGTCGAGCACGACGCCGGACAAACTGCGGCCACGCAGGGCCATTGCGTTCTCTGTGCCCTTTAATTCGATGGTTGAGCCGTTGACTAGCTCTAATTTCAGGTCGGTTTCGTTCTTAGTTTTGATCCAAGCTTTGG